CTTGTTGGCGATGTTGATTGCGAAGGAGCGGTTGGCGGCCTTCTTGTCACGGCCTTCCAGTTGGATTTCTTTGAATGCAATCCACTCCTGGATGGGTCGGATAGGTGGCCGCTTGTCCCTGTACTGGAATGGGCTATTGGGCGCACGGCTACTGCTGACCGCACCCTTGACACCAAGGTCCACGAATTTCCAATAGTCGTTGGCCACAATAGCGACCACGAAGGAAGTGTCGGTTAGCGTGATAGGTTCAAAGTCAATGCTCGCCGATAGGGAATCGCTTGCAATGGCCCCTGAATTTGCGAGGTTCTGCTTGGCCAATTTTATGACTCCGTCCAACCATTTCTTGACTATTGCGTAGGACTTGTTCTCAATCGCTCCATCCGCAAGGCTTACCCCGAAGTCGGCCAAGGCTTCCTTCTGCAAGTCGGTCAGTTTCTTTCCTGACCCGCCGACAAATACATCAAACTCCATGCTGGTAAATGTAGGCCCGCAAACAAAGTGTCCTACCTACGCCGCATCCGCTCTGCCTCTTGGCGTTCGGCTTCCAAGATGTCGTGTATTAAGAGCGCGTAGTTCAGAAACTCCACCGCCTTCATCGCAAAGATGGCATCAAATTTCAGCACATCCTTGTTCGCCATGCGCCACACCACCATGAGCCAACCGTAGCCAGCGAGGGGGTTCGTTACTGGGCCTGCATCCCCTTCGTCAGGTGCTTGGAATAGTCGCTCAAAACTTTCAAGTAACTTTCGGAACTTAACAAAAAAAAACTAACGACCCCCCAAACATCCCCGATTTTGGCGTGGGCTTTCAGCAGTTCGGCCCGCTCTTGGTGCGAAGCCCCGTCGTACTTTTTGGGGAAGTACCCGAACAACCCGCCCTCCCTGCAAAGCGTCGCCATGATGCGGTGCAGGTTTTGGACCAACTTCTTCTCGTCCGTCGTGTCGGTGTCCATCAGGTCAATGAGTTGCCCCGCCGTGAGTTCGTCCGTGAACACCGTTGGAATCCACCACTTGCCGCCTGCTTTGAACCGCCTGCGATAAGCCAGGGTAGGCAGTTCGTTCCACTCCGCTATGATGGTCTTGTAACGCTTTGTAAGCCCCTTGGCGGGCATTTCTCGGACGAGCGATACATCCACCCCCTCCACTATCGCCACGACCCCTGCACGCTTGTCGTAATCGGTCAGCACGGGCGAGAACTCCAGCGCAGCGATGCGTTGGAATTGGTCAATGGTGAGGTCTTGGAGTTTCATAACTTAACGAGCCAACTGGTATCGGTGAAGAAGTGGTCGGGTTCGCCAAGGCAGTCCCGAACCGCCTGCAATACTTCGGGCATATACGAATCGTGACCCGCTATAAACCCGCCTTGCTTGACCTTGTTCTTCCAAGCGGTGATGTCCTCCACCACCGAGGCATAGGCGTGGTCTGCGTCCACATACACGAAGTCAAGCGAATGGTCCTCATATTGCCCCGCCGCTTGGACGCTGGGCAACTTAACCTTGACAATGTTGGGATAATCGGGGAGCATAGCGTCAAACATCTGCTCGGCTTGGGCTACTGCACCCCAAGACCAAGGGTCAACGCAATGCAGAAGGCCACAATGCAGGGAAATGACCCTGCTGCTTACACCCGAAAAGCATCCCACCTCAACGCCGTGGTCGGTTGGCTTGATGTAATTTTTGCAGAGGTCAACAAGGCCATCGACCTTGTTCTCGTTCTCCAAGGCGGTCCAATAGACCCTCGGTGTCTGCAATAGTTCTGCGATGCGTTCTTTGTAGTTCATGGGCGTAGGTAGTTGTAGTAGGACAAATATCGTTCAATTCTGCGTTGGCTTGTGGTTCGTGCGACAACTTGCTGGGCGAAAAGTCCATCGGCATCGTATCTGCCGACCTGCCATTGGAGGTCGCCGATGACGGAACGCTTGACCATAAACGACCCCGAATCAATGCTGCCAACCCAATAATTGCCAGCGGCCAGTCGGTGTTCGCCATTGGACCAAACTTGCGCCCAACTCACGATGTCTTCTTCGCACTCCTTGACCGCTTCCCAAAAGTCGGGGTGCAGAATAGTATCGTCGTCCAGTTGCAAGACATAGCCGTCTGCAATCAACCTATTGGCGAAGTTGCGCTGACCATGCCCCGCCGTGCTACCTTCCTCACGATACAGGTGTTGTTCGGCTTCCTTTGGGGTTTCCATATCGGGAAACTCGTCGGCATCGTGTACCACTATCCAGCGATAATGTATCCTTGGGATGTTGATGGATTCTGCAATGGCTTTGAGGTTTTCGGGCCTACTGCACGGGGTGACGATGTTGATGAGCATGGCTAAAATGTGATGACGAACTTATCAGGCGCAGGCCATCCCTTGCAGGAGTTATAGACGGTCATGCCTTCACGCTTGCCTATCCAATGCTCTGCTTGCCAGCGGTGTTCCCTTACGGGTTCGCCAAGTTCCCGAATGTGGGACGACTTAGCCCACCAAAAAGTCCCCGCAAAGTAGGGGTAACCGTCGGGGTTGTTGTGGTCTGCAATCTGCGGGAACTCTTCCTTGGTCAGCCAATAGGCTCCCACGCAGTCCACATTGGCGAGTTCTGCGATGGCCCGCTCCCATGCGACCACATTAAAGAATATCATAGACCTGCACCAAAGTTGGTTGATGAGGGATGGGTCGGAACTGCCCTTGGTATGCCCGTACAGGTAGGCGGCATCCTCGGTTTGGCTCGCTCGGTACATCTCGGTCAGCGTGGCTTGCTCCCATGCGTTTGTGCGGGTGACCACGACCTTGACCTTTGCCGCCACGAGCGAATTGTCCAAGATTTCTTTCACGACCTTCCGCTGGTCGGGAGGGCCGACGATGCCGACACGAATTTCGTCCAACTGTTCAATCAGCCCGTAATTGCACAGGGCCATCATGTGTTGGTGCATGATTAACTGCCATTGGCCGCCTCCGCCGCAATAGATGTGGTAATAGTGGATGAGTTTCATTGGGTGAAAAGGAGGGTTAAGATGCAGCCGATGAAGACCAAGGCCAGCACGACCCGACCGATGGCGAGGGCGAGTTCAAGGATGGATTCGAGGTTCATGGGGGTAAAGTTACACCACCAAGTACTTCCCCGAGTTACTGACGGCCAATTTGTTGAGGGCCACATATCGGAGCGCATCGCAGGCGTGGTTGTAGGAATCAATCGGGACCCCCGTATCCTTGCCATCCTTGTCCGTGGCCCAAGTGTAACTGCGGAGTTCTTTGATGAGGTTCACGGAATCCTTGGTCACATGAAGGTTGAACCGCTTCACGATGTCAATCCCCTGCCTGACCGAATCGGGTCCCTTGGATGCGGGCTTGATATTGAACCCCAATCGGTAGATTTCCTCAATGCTCTTGGGTTCGGCTGAATCGGCGACAATCTCCCAAGCCCTTGTAATCCCGAACTCCTTCAAGCGGGTGGCGATGTCGGAGTTGGTCAGGCCTCGGTGGTAGAGCAACTCATGCACGAACAAGTCGTCCCCCCTGCGGTACACGGCGACCAAGGCGGTAGGGTCTGCGCTGAACCCCCAGTCAAGCCCGTAGGCAACGAATTTCATCGTGGATGGGTCAATACCATCAACCACTGTGTAGTCCCCGTAAATCGCACCCTGTAGCGTCCCGACCTGACCGAGACCGTACACCTTCCACCAGTTGGCCCAGTAGGCACTCGTTTCGGCTTTGGTTCGGTTTAGTTCAATGTCGTTGCGGATGGTGTCGGGCAGAGCCTCGTTGTCTTGGTATGTGAGGATAAGGAACTCTGCATCAGTTTCGGGCAAGACCTCGGTGTGCGCCCAAAATTCATGGGTGGGGTTGAAGTCGATGTAAATCTCCTGACTTGTACGGATGGCGAGTTGGTAATAGGAATCGAAGTCGATGTTGTTCGCCTCGTTGATGTAGAGTATCTGCCGCCTTGCCCCTCGGAGGCGGGCTTCGGAATCAGCGGAAAAAAACTCAATCGTGGAACCGTTGGCGAAGTTGTATTGCAGCAGGGTCTTGTTCCAGCGGTCGGGAACCCAACGATGGGTCCACTGCATAATCTTGGCGAAGTCCTTTATCGCACCCCTTCGTAGGTGAGGGACGGATTCGGACACCACCGAAATCTCGGACTTGGGATAACGGGCCGCATGGTCAATCAGGACCGCAAGGATGCCGAAGGTTTTGCTCGCACTTGTTCCGCCCTGTATCACCTTCTTCCGAGCGGTCATCGCCCGAATCTTCTTGATGGCGGTCGTGTACTTAAACTCCATTAGTAGTCAGGGTAGAATTCGAATCTACATTTCCTAAGTCTATGAATTTCACATAATTGGGGCTTGCCCATGCGGATATAACGCCACCTGACTGACACAAAGATACGGGCCTTTTGTAAACCCGCACCGCTACTCCCCAAAAAGCGGCTGCTCTATCGTCACGCTCGTTTCCTGTTTTTCTACCAATCCGTTCAACCGCTGCGTGATGGAGGGGTTGTAGAACGAGAGCATCCCCCCGATGATTTGGTCCTCTCGGATTTCCTCCCGAATCGCACGGCAGATGACACAGAATTCTTCGTATGCTTTATCCGTGTTGTCAAAATAGTGCTGGACCTCTCCGTAATTATTGCGGCAAAACCGCTTAAACCCTTCCAAGGTCAGCGGCACTTTGGCGGGGTCTTCCTTCTTTAACCCATCCTTCCCGACATACTGCACCCGCTTCCATTGTTCGCCTTGGGCTTTGACATCCTCCTTGAATGCGGCCCATGCTTTCCCAAGGTCTT